CGGGGGGAGGGGTAACGTGCCTCTGTTTTTTGACTGCCTCAGCCCTAGCAAATACCCCTCAATGCCTTTGCTAATAGCCCTACACCCCTCTGTTGCCCCTGCATACCACCGATTGGATCGCATACAGGCCTTATACTCCCTTGCATTGCTCATCAAGCAGCGCTCTTGCCAGCTCCAGTATGCTTTCTGGCGGTGCTGGCCTTGCCCTGAGCCACAACTCTAGGTCTCTGCTGAACTGTTGCTGTGTCATTCCACACATTCCAATCATTTCAAATCCTTTTAAATCTAAATCATTTATTACTTTTTCTTTTAAATATACACTTCTATACACCTCTTGGACTATAGCCTCGCAGTTGTTATGATTAACTACAACCGTCATCTTGGCCTTTTCAATCACATCCAAGGCCTCACCCTTGACTGGTAATTTAATCGTCTTACGGGCTCGTTTAACCCCCTTGCTGAGCATCTCTGCCATAAACTTCTCCTCTTGTGTAATCATTCTCGGACTTCTGGTCTCTTCATTGACTAAACCTATCGCATCATCTACCCCGATAGTTTTGTTATATATCACTCTTGTTGTGGCGGTATGGCTAGCTTTGCAGCCCTTTGTGAGCGTCTCGATGTAGCCAGCCTTCCTGAGCGTGGTCATCTGCTGGCAGATGTACTGCTTGGTGGTTTGCAAGTCTGTGGCTAGGCGCTGCTGTCCGACCCATGTAATGCCAGCTCTGTTGCAATAACTACAGATTAATGCCAGGACTCTGACGCAGCCACCGCTTAATCGCCTATCTGTCAATGCCTTGATTGGCATCACCGCGATCTGCCGCTGGTCTGGTAGTGCAGGCTTGAGCTTTACTTTTGGGGCTTTGGGAAGGTTGAAAGAGGGTTTATCCTCCTCGTTTAAAAACTTCATAGAATCTCACCCGCTAAAAAAAGCAGTGATATCGCAGTTGCGATGTATCTATCGTTTATCGCTGTGTCTAGGATCTTCTCCTTCAGAGTGCAGGGCCCGAGCTTTGCGCTGGTCATCCCCCCCGATTCGACTGCGTTTATCTGAGTCTGGCGATACTCCATTCTCAAGGGCTGGGTTATGGCCCCGTAGTTAGTTTCTAGCAGAATATTATCCATCTGTGTTAAATAATTACTATCGATTACTTCAAACTGATAGGTAATTCAAATAGCGGTATCTCATTGCTCCACCAGCTGTAGCCACATTCTCGGCAGACTCTACGCCTGCAAACCCAGTTGCGCTGGTCGTGCTTACGTGTCTCTGCTACCTTGATATCTTCGCTATCGCAATGCTGATTAGGGCAAATCATTCTTTTCTTTCTCTGTTGGTCTCGCGCCCAGCTCTAGGTAGCATTTGGCACATACACATCCATAGGCTATGGCTGGCTCACATTCATTCGATTCGGCATCCCATTCGCAGAATATGCCCTCATACTCGGATCTACAGCCGCAGCTAAGTATCATTCTTTTCTCTTTCGTATATCTCTAACATGGCGTTTCTGAGCTGCTCATAGCTAGCATTGCCACGCACCTCTGCCACTCTCGCGAGGTGCAGCTGTCTGGTCTTTCGAGTTCTAAATCTCTTGAGTACTCCGGCAGCCTCAGCATACAGGCGGTATTCTTCCGAGTAGTTTCCGACTGTGCGGCCATCCGGCAGATGAAGTAGCCTGGATGATCCGTGAACTTGACCGCAAGCGAGACATTGGAGTCGTACATCTACTTGGCCGCCTCCCTCGCTTGTTTCCTCTCCCAACAATCCTTGCAGACCCACCTCTTTTGCCTTTTGTTTGCGCTTACGATCCATGCACCATTCCTATGGTCTTTGCCGAACTGGCAGTTAGAGCACCAGCGCTTGCCCGTAATCGAGCTGTCAGCCTGTACGGCCTTTGTGTACACATCATTCTCATGGCTCATTCAATAACCTCAATCATTACCCTTGCCTGGCCGCCTGATACGATATGCGAGCCTCTGTAAACGTGCATCTGATCTATCTGCTCATCGTCATCGAATACACCAGCATCTTGCAGGCTATCCAGCAGCGCTTTGATACGGTTATCGATATCGAACTTGCGCTTGTCTTTGGGCCACAGCACGATCTCCAGGTAGAGCCTCGCAGATCCCAATTTGGGACTATTGCTCTGTGCAATGTAATCCGCTACCTTACATTTGTATTCGCGCCCCTGCTTGCTCATGTAGGTCGCATGGGCTCCGCGCCTGTAGTACGTATTGACCGATGGCGGGAACGGCAGCGTAAGAATAATCATCCGAGCAGTTGCGTAAGGCGCTGGTTAAGGTTCCCAGTCTTGCCAAGGGCAACGCGCAGCTCATCATTGATAACGCTGGCTATGGGTTTCTTGCGCTCTTGCGCTGCCTGCACTAGCAGCTCACGCACATCTGGCCGCAAACGCACTAAGAATGGCTTTAGTTCTGACATATTGATCCTTTTAGTTGGCCGGGTAGCAGGTCTTTTTAGTCGTGCCTGACGAGATAGGACTGAGCTGAATAGTGTCAAGCTACCCGATATCTCAGAGCATACAGGAAAACTACCCGTAGCCTAACTCATAGGGTAAACACCTATGAAATAGTGTTGTTTTCACTACATATAGTTCTTGACGGGTATTGCAGCTGTGGTAAAGTCACACCTAAGCGATATCGCTTTTAACCACCCAGATAGAGGAGTTAACAAAATGAGCAAAGGTACTTACAAGCAGTCTTGGAGCAACGTAAAAAAAGCTAAGTTTCATTACTTCAGCTTACTAGGCCTAGTAGCCGCAAAAGACGAATTAGACAAAGAGATTTCCGCACTTGTTGATGCTGGCAAATGCAAGTCAGGCGCTATCGTTGCATACGGCTCACTCAATTCTTTTTACGTAGATAACTTACGTAATTTGATGGGCTCAAAAAGAGTTTGCCCACACGACTTACAGGCAACCTTACGTGGTCTTGAGCGCCACATTGAGATGGCTAAAAAGTTTATCAGCGAGGTTGCATAATGTACGTAACCTACTACCGCGTATCCACACAGCGCCAGGGCCAGTCAGGCCTTGGCCTTGAGGCGCAGCGTGCAGCTGTGCAAACCTTCCTAGCAGGCAAAGAGATTATTGCTGAGTTCACCGAGGTTGAGTCTGGCCGTAAGTCGGATCGCGTACAGCTCGCAGCTGCTTTGGCCCTTGCTAAAAAGCAGAAGGCTACCCTTGTAATCGCCAAGCTAGACCGCCTGGCACGTAACGTGCATTTCATCTCAGGCCTCTTAGAGTCTGGCGTACAGTTCGTAGCAGCTGATATGCCGGAGGCAGACCGCACATTCCTACAGATGGCTGCTGTGTTTGCTGAGTGGGAGGCTAAGAAGATATCAGAGCGCACTAAATCAGCCCTACAGGCCGCCAAAGCACGCGGTACTGTCTTAGGTAGCCCATGCCCAGAGAAGGGCTCTAAGGCTGGTTCTGACGCGATTGTGGCCAAGGCTGATGCCTTTGCTACTTTAGTAGCGCCAAGCCTACAGGATGTAATCAAGCAGGTAGGCACAAACTTGCGAGATGTAGCCCAAGGGTTACGCGCTCGCGGTATCAAGACAGCCAAAGGTAATGAAGTTTGGCACCCAGCTCAAGTAGCTAAATTAATCAGGAGAGTAGCCCATGTATGAGTTTTTAATCTTCACGCTGACGGTGATGTATGCGGCAGCTCTGTTTGTGTTTTTTGCAGCTGTAATCGGTTTGCTCTGTATGTACGTAGGCGATACCGATATTTATAAGCGGTACAAGCGGGAGCGCCGCGAGCGCTTGGTTGAGGAATTTTTAAAGGATCTAAAGAAATGACATCCATGAACGAGCACAACAAATCTTCCAAGGACTTGTACAAGTCTGAGGATTCCCTGCTAGATAAGGTCATCGGTACTGTGGCCATGCTAGCTTTCGTTGTAATTGCATTACTTACATAAGGAGCAGCAATGAGATTATTAGATATACACCGCCCGTATATACCAGCGGCCAAGACCAACGTGCTTGATACCTTCAAGCGCATGGGCTGGGAGCCGCCATCAGAGGACTTGCGCTTTCAAGCCAAGTGGGAAGTTTATCGCCATTCAGCAGCCAACAATGAAAGGAAGTCAAAATGACTACGCAATTTGAAATCATCCAATCAGAGCTCAAGCGCCGCAGAGCCAAAGGCCTTACCAGCTGGGATGTAATTGAGCAGTACGGCATCACCCGCCTAGCGCACTACATCCATATGCTACGCAGTAGCGGCTGGCGTATTACCGACTTCTACGAGTGCGATCCAGATAACGTAACGCACAAGTGGAAACGCTACATTTACAAGAGCTCACCCAAAATGGCAGCTATGAAGGAGGTCAAAAAATGATTGACTACTCCCAATATTTGCTAATGATTAATCGCCTGATGCAAGAGGTACACAAGGCCGCGCAGGCCAACAACTATGAATCAGCCAGCAATCTGGCAGCAGAAGTAGCTCGGTGCGCGATTAGCCTAGCAGCAATCCTAGAATCAAGAACAGAAACCGAGGTATAAAAAATGGTAGGTAAAGTCACTCCGAACGATATGCTCTCTGCAAGCCGCATCCCAGCGGTTTGTGGAATGAGCAAGTACAGATCCCCCAATGATGAGCTGCTGTCATCCATTGATTTTCTAAAAGGCATTACCCCGCCAGACATCGGCAACGAGGCGATGGCATGGGGCAACAGGCTAGAGCCAACCATTCTCATGGAGGCCGCTAACAGGCTTGGGTGCAGCCAGCTAGAGATCGAGCACCCATTCCCTTACTTTCACGATAAGTGGCCTTTGTGCTGCTCTCTTGATGGCACAGCCACAGGCAATGTAAACGAGGTGTTTACAGATCCAGAGAAGGGTATTTACGTGGTTGGCAGCGAAAGTATCGTACTGAGTGGTACAGGCATCATCGAGGCCAAGCTAACCTCGATGCCAGCGGAGGATGTGCTGCCTCTGTATCGTGGCCCTATACAGTTGCAAGCACAGATGGCTATCTACAAAGCCACATGGGGCGCGATTGCTACGCTGTATCAGGGTACCGAGTTGCGTATATTCTTGTTTAAACAACACCCGGCAACGCTAGAGCTGATCGAAAAGACCTGCAAAGAGTTTCAAGACAAGCTAGATCGCTGGAAAAACACAGGCGAGATTGATTACTACCCACCTATCAATCCTAAAGATGCAGCTCGTACTTTTAGCTCAGGCTCGGATGATGAGCCAGTAGTCTTAGATAATTATGTCGAGGAGTTAACCAAATTACTTTTGGAAAACAAGGCAAAAATTACAAAAGCAGAAGAGGAAAATAGCAAGATACAGACCGAGATTATGGGCATTATGCAGAACCATACTCACGGGGTAGCAGGGCAGTATCAGATCAGCTGGCCAGTCCGCAGCTACAAAGCCAAGCCAGCAACGATTACACCAGCAAAAGAGGCGTACACAGTACGTCAATCCACTTTAACGATTAAGGAATTGAAATGACTAACCTAGTAAAGCATCAAGGGTTTGCGCCGCAGACCATGACAGAGGCTATCGACTTCAGCAATATGCTGAGTAAAAGTACGATGGTTCCCAAGGCCTACCAAAATAAACCAGAGGATGTGCTGGTAGCTGTGCAATGGGGATACGAGCTCGGCCTAGCACCACTACAGGCTTTGCAGAATATCGCGACTATCAACGGTAAGCCAAGCGTATACGGTGACGCAGCGATGGCCTTAGTCCAGAACTCACCCGTCTGTGAGGATGTGAAGGAGTACTTTGAAGGCGAGGGTACTAGCAATCCAATAGCGGTCTGCGTGGCCAAGCGTAAGAATCGTACCGAGGTAATCAGCAAGTACTCAGTTGAGGATGCCAAGCGAGCTGGCCTGTGGAATAAGCAAGGGCCTTGGACTCAGTACCCTAAGCGTATGCTACAGATGCGAGCCCGTGGCTTTGCCCTGCGGGATGCGTTTCCAGACGTTTTGAAGGGTTTAATCACGGTTGAGGAGGCTCAGGATTACCCAGACGATACGCCAGTAGCGCAGGCACCGCAGATTAAGCACGCTAACCCGCTGGATGCCATCCCTTCTGTGTCAGTTTCAGAGCCAGAAGTTTTGGATATACCAGCTGCAGAGTGTGTCGAAAATACAACAGTTGAGATTGTATCCGATCAGATACAGCCGCCTGG